TGCCGCATGTTTATTTTTTATAAATTTATTTAATAATCTCCATGTTTTACATTTATGGCAGTATTTCATTAAATAATTTCCAACTTTAATATGCGGTAAATATCCTTTTGTTAAAATAATTTCATCATAAATAACTGGAAGCATTATTACTTTTTTACCTTTTATAAAAACCTTTTTATTTATTTCATCATTTTTCCAATTATCAATTTCAAATATTTTCATAAACAACTTCCTCCAGTTATTTGCTTTTTGTAATAAACCCATAATTAAAAAGGCATCCCATATTTAGAATAATCTGCAAATAATTCTTTTTTTAATTCTTTCATTTTAAAAGGTGACATTTCTCCGGCGTCTTTACAGCCATAATCAGAAAAAGCGTCAACAATATAAACATCTAGTCCGTGTCCTTGCAATGTCATGCCATATTCTTTTGCCTTTTTTTGTGCAATTCTCTGGCTGTCAAAAAGTATAAAAACTTTTTCAAACCTTTCAGATAAATATAAAACTTGCGTTTTTGTGAGAGAAATACCAAAACCACAAATACCATTATCACCAAAACGAAGCACATCAAATGGTCCTTCTAAAAGTGCAACAGATTTGCCATAACAATTATCAAGATTAAAAAATATCTTTTTTGGGTCAATAACTGATAATTCATTTTCAAGATTTTTATAGCGTGGTTCTCTATCTGCAATAATAGTACGGCTTGTCCATGAAATAAGTTTACCGCCAAGATAGATTGGTATTATAATTCTGTTTTTCCAATCGCCGACCCAGCCCCCGCCTTGAATGTTGTAATAACTGATTAAATACTGCGGATTAAAATGTCTTGACAATAAATAGTCTGTTTCTGATTTTGACAGCGGATAATCAGGCAATTCAATTTTATCTTTATTTAATTTTTTTTCTCTGTTTAATTTTTTTAGAATTACATTTTTAATTTGATATGGCTCTAATATTTGCGATAATGTATTTGCAGGAACATTTAATAATCGAACTAAGGTTGCTCTAAAATTATGCCCAGAACATTTAAAACAAGTACAAAAATCATCAACCATATTAAATCCTAAATGGTAAGAAGTTCCACCACAATATGGACATGGTACATTTATCCAGTTCGCTTTTAGTCTTGATGTATCAAAAGGGATATTATATTCTTTAAATAAACTAATATAATCCATATTTAATAATATTTTCCTTGTTTTATATTAGTAATTGTTCCTGTACTTACATTAAATCTTTTTGCTAATGACACTCCAGTTTCACCGTTTATTAAAGCATTTCTAATATATTCAATATCTTTTTCATTTAATTTTTTAAGTGCTTTACTTATTTTCTTTTTTGATTTATCAGAATGTTTTTTGTCTTTCATTCCTTTATATGAAGTTTTAATTTTTAATTTATGTTCATCAGATAACTTTTTACCTTTATGAGAAATACTAATTTTATCACATGTTTCTTTTGGTAAATGTTTACCTCGCCAAAAACTTACTTTACCTGTATTGCCGATACTTATTTTCTTTTTTGTTTCTTCTGTATGCTTTGAATTTTTACCACCTTCAAATGTATTAAATCCAAATTTCTTATCATTACTTTTATAAAATGCAATCCAATATTTTTCTTTTTCATTTAATTCATCTTGAGTAATAGCAGTATCAATTTGTTCAAAAATAAAATTATTAAAACCTTCATCAAGTATTGCACATTGAAATGTATTTCTTCTATCTCCTTTTTTTGACATAAATCTATGAGCGGCTTTTCTATGACTTAATGTTTTTATTGTCTGTCCGATGTATATTTTATTATTTATTATGCAAGTAACTTTATAAATAATTCCAAACATTTTTACTCCTTATTATTTATTATAGATTTTGATTTTTTGATTAAAATGACTGAATTGGAATAATTAAGTCTTTCAAAATGATGAAAATAATGAAAAATACTACACAAAAAGTAGGGTCAAAAATGACCCCAAAACAAGCAAAAATGGGGTCAAAAATGATCCCATTTATTATATATACCAAGATAATTATATTTTATAAATAAAATAACAGAAACAAGTTTCTTTATTTTTAATTTTAAATTTAAGAATTTATTATAAAACCATTGTATTCCGGTAAATTTAAGAATATATAAAATTTAAGAAATATATAAAATCTTAAAATCTATAATAAATAGTGTACAGCATAAAAAGTTGATTTTTTTGATTTGGGAGTTTTAGAGTGCAGAAAAATAATGATTATATTTCGAGATTTAATCTCGTATCCGATTATGCCGCTATACAGTTGAAATTGAATCATATTCAGGTTGTAATACTTAATTTATATATAATGAATTGGTTGGCAGATAAACTTGAAAAATATGATGAAGATAATCCTGCTTGTCAGTTGTATCGTTTTAATGTTTATTACTGGGCGAAATATTTTAATATTCCGAAAACATATTTAAAAAGAAATTTATTAGCATTAACAAGACCAATTACATGCCTCGACGGTTTACAAGTTCAGATTATGTTTAGAAATAAAAAACATAAATCATTTTTTATTGGTATGAAAATATCTTTAATACATGAATTAGTTGATACAAAATTATTTAATATTCAATGTGATTTTCATAAAAAACCTGAATTAAAAGTTTTAATAAATAATAACAAGGAAAATATTATGCCGTTAAATAAAAGAGAGCCATTATTTTTAATTGAAGATAAAACAGAACTATGGGCAGAAAGTTTAATAAAAAAAATATGCAATATGTCAAGTGAAAGCGGAGCGCAGATAAACAGAAATGGCAAGTCATTAAATGTATTTGCACATTTAAAAAATGATGAATTTAAAATAAACAGAAAAGGCATTGATGATACTGTTAGAATAATAAATGACATATATTCAGGGCAATTTTTCAGAGACTATAAAAGATATGATTTGTTTGGAACTATAAATAAAGAGCATTTGGAATTTAAAAATGTTGAACTTGCAATTGACAAATTATTATTTTTAATTAGAAACAGAAATAAAACAGGGATTGAAACATTTTTAATCAGATGTGCCAGAAATTATTTTGAAGCATTAAAGCCCGGAAGGGAAACATATCAAGATATAAAAGCGTCATTTCCGGTGAATATAAAAAGTTTCTTTTTGCATATAAACAGAGATGGCACTTTCGTTGCTAATTTTTTAATGTATTATTATTCAACATTAAGTGAAAAAGATTTACAGTTAAATCGTGCAGTTATGAGAGTTAAAAATATAGTTCCTGAAAGTGTATTTGATAGATTACTAGATTATGAGACTTATGTATTAGAAAATCAGATATTTTCATTTTGGCTTAATGTCAAGAAATTAACCTTGAAAATAAAGTCTATAATAAAAGACAGGAAGACAAGTTATACAATGGCATCGTGTTTTGATATTGTGTTTAGTAAAGTTGACAAAATATCAGAATATTATAAAAAAGTTTTACCGGGATATTTTGACCCTTATGAAGGGCAAACCGCTTCCGATGCGATAAATGAATTATGGGATAAATAAATTGGCAAAAGTTAAATCATTAAAATCTGCAACACTTCGAGAAATGAATTTTTTATGTGCATTTATTTTGTCTGAAAAGTTTTGCGCTTTATTTCATAAAGTTTTTAAACCTACATATTTTGAAAATCCAGATTATAAAGTTTTAGTTGCATATATACAATCATATTTTAAAAAGTATTCAAGACCACCGAAAAAATTAGTTATCTCATACATTGAAAAACATAAAAATCAATTTCAGAATGATGAATTATATCAATCGTTAAAAAAGGCATTGATAACTTCCGCAGAAAGTATTGATGAATTACTGGATAAATATGAAAGTCAATACATAATTGATGATGCGGAATTGTATATTAAAGCCGCTTCATTACGAATTGCAATGGACGAGATAAATCTTGCACTAGATAATGACGATGAAGAAAATGCAATGAGAATTTATGAAAAAATAGTAATGCCGGAAGTACAGAAATCAAATGTAATTTCTTTTGAAGATGATTTGGATAAACAAAGAGAAGTATTAAGAAAAAACAGAAATCTAATTATTCAGTTTAAAAATGAAGTAGGGCAATTAATTGGTCCCTTGCATAGAGGTGATTTTTTCAGTTTTGCCGCTCCAACTGGTGTTGGAAAATCATGGTGGCTTATTTGGACAGCGAAGCAGTGCAGGGAACAGGGATTGAATGTTTTATTTTTATCTCTTGAAATGCAAGAACAATCAGTTATGCGAAGATTTGAACAAATGTATTATCGGCGAACACTCGGGGGCGAAGAAGTTACAATTGCTAAATTTATTCAAGATGATGATAAAAAATATAAAATCATAAATAAAAAAATAAATGTCATGCAGTTAAAACCAGAAGATATTGATGAATTAAAAATGAAAGCAATGGGTAAATTTCCGCATGGCAGATTAAAAATAGTATGTAGAGCAGGAATAAATATCGGAGATTTAAAAGCGATAATTTCAGAATTAAAATATCAAAATAAATTTATGCCAGATGTAATAATACTAGATTATGCAGATAAAATGACAACAACTAAAAAAGTAAATACTGAAAGAGAAGCATTGGGAATTATTTGGAAAGATTTAAGAGATTTGGCATTGAATAATAATTTATTGCTTATAACAGCATCGCAAACAAATAGAGCGAGTTGGGATAAACATTTTACGAGAGAAGCAATTGCAGAAGACGCAAGAAAATTAAATGAAGTATCATGTGCGGTCGGTATAATGGCAGATAAAAGAGATTATGCGCTGGGATTACGAATGCTTCGTGTGTTGAAAGTGCGTGATAATTATTATGAAAATCGTGATGTTTACTGCTCTTGTAATTTTCACATTGGACAGCCTGTATTGCAATCTGTATGGGCAAATGAATTAATTATCCCAGATGAAAATGCAAAAAGTGAAAAAAGAGAAGGGCGAGTAGTTTCAAGAAGGCGAAAATTGGGCAAAAAATAACTCTATAATAAATAGTGTACACCATAAAATATTTTGGAGAAATTAAGTGTTTCAAGAATTAAGTATTAAAAACTTTCAATCACATAAAGAAACAGAAATTGAATTTGATGAAGGTGTCAATGTACTTGTTGGAAGTTCAGATCAAGGGAAATCCGCAGCATTAAGGGCAATTATTTGGGCAGTAACTAATCGTCCACTGGGTACAGATGATATTGTTTCGCACTGGGCAAGAGATGAAAAAAATAAAATTGCAGATACAATGTCAGTGCAGATAAAAACAGATAGTGGGGTAGTATTAAGAAAAAGAACAGCAGATAAAAATATTTATAAATTGGCAAATGATAAAAACATTGTAAAAAAGTTTGAGGCAGTAAATAAAGAAGTACCGCAAGATGTAATTGATTTTTTCAGACTTTCAGATGTGAATATTCAACAACAGCATGACGCTCCTTTTTTATTATCCGCTTCCGCAAGTGATGTTGCAAAATATTTTAATAAAATTGTGCGATTAGATGTAATTGATACGGTACTTGGAAATGCAGAAAGTGCGAGAAGAGAAACAAATAAAAAAATTAAAGAAACAGATAATGAAAAAAAGGAACTTGAAAAACAATTAGAAAGTTATGATTGGATAGAGCAGGCACAAAAATTAGCGGATAGTCTAATTAAAATTGATGAACGAATTGAAACTTATGATAATGAAATTTGTCATATTGAAAATGATATTGAAACATATAAATTACAAAAAGAGTTTTTAAAAGATTTCCCAGACATTAAAAAGGCAAATGCACTGATTGAAAAAATTGAAAATATTGAAATTGATTACAGTCTGCGAGATGAACTTGAAAGCGGAATTGAAAAATATAAAAAAGTAAATAGAGATAGAAAAATATTTGAAATGATACAATCCGGCAAAGAAACAATTAAGGAAATCGAAAAACTTGAAATTGATATTACAAAAAATAAAGATGAATTTAATAATTTAATGAATGCGATTGAAGAATATACAGATAATAAAAAATTGACAGAAACAGAATTTGACAAGAAAAAAGCATTTGAAATAATATCAGAAATTGAAAATATAAAATTGCAAAATGATTATAACAATTTAAGAACTCTAAACAGTGAAATAATAGAGTATGAAAAAGTGTTTAAAGAAAAATGCGATGCAAATACTGAAAGTGCAGTATATAAAGACCAATTGCCAGATGAATGTCCATTATGTGGTGCGCCGATGGAGAAAAATATATGACAATATTTATAATGGGATTTATTATTTTTTGTTGTGGCATGATATACAGATATTCATTGTCTATTGAAAAAACAACAGACAATAAAATATATTCAGAAACAAAAACAATTACAGGTGGGATTGAATGAGAGATATACAGGCAATAATAAATAAATTAAATGCAGAAGGAAATATAGATGTTGCAAATGCACTTCAAGGATTATTAGATTATGCAAATTTACTTGAAAAGAGAATACGAGAATTGGAGAATGACAAGTGAGTAAATATATAATTACTGCGGATTGGCATTTACGGTCGCAACGACCGAGATGTAGA